AGCGCCGCCGATCGGGTGCAGCCGCCCCGACTGCCCGGGCACGAACAGCTCAGGCCCGCCTCCGTCGCCGACCAGATACCCCTGCCCGGCCTGCAACGGCCCGCCGGCAGCCTTGCCGCCGCCCGTCCAGCCTTTGCCGAACCCCTGGGCGAAGCCCGCCCAGCCGCCACCGCCGGCCATGCCAGCGAAGCCGGACATCAGCCCCTCGAACAGCTTGTCCGCCGCGCGGGCCTTGAGGTTGTCGAAGAACCGGTTCAGCGCGTCCGACGCGCGGGCGCTGTCGGTGACGATGGTGCCGAACAGATCCTTGGCGCCGTCGCGTAGCAGGAGCATGTCGGACTCGGCTTCGCGGCCGCGCTCGAGTCGGTCCACCAGCTCGCCGATGGCCTTGCCTTCCTCACTGGCGGCGTCGACGTTCGCGTACCGCAGGGCGATTGCCTTCTCGCGTTCGATGTTCGACAGGCCGAGCAAGCTCATCTCGAACTGCAGGTCGTCGATGAAGCCGGCCGTCGCCTGGCGCTGACGCTCGCGCGCGTCGTCCTCGTCGGCGAGCGTGCGCAGGCGCTCGTTGGTGCGGTCCATCCGCGCGGCTTCGGCGACTGACTCGTGGGCTTCGATCTCGGCCATCTGGTCGGCCCATGCGCGGTCGGCCTCCTTCTGGCGCCTGCGCGCGTCCGCCGCCGAGTCGATCGAGGCCGTCGCGCCACCACCGCCACCACCGCTGGCAGTTGGCTTGCGACCGATGCCGGCGCCTGCGTTCAGCCCCCAGTCCGCCGGCAGCCCTTGGGTGCGGTCCTGCATCTGGCTGCGTTCGGCGACCGCCAGACGCAGCTGCTCGCGGAAGGTGTCTCCGAACATGGCCATGCGGACCGTGTTCACCGGGTCGTCGCCGTGCACGATGTTGGACAGCCCGCGGATGCGCTCGTCCAGACCTTCGGCCGTGCCAATCTGATCGGCCTTCGCGAATCCCTTGGACTGCAGCCATTCGTTGTACTTGCTGATCGCGCCGGCGATCTGGCCGGTCAGCGTGACGAACGCCCCGCCGGTTGCAGCGACGAGACCTATCACCACCTCGAACGCCTGCCGCGTCTCGTCCGATTCCAGCAGCCGGGCCAGGCGCTCGATCGTCTCGGCCAGGCCCGCGCTCGCGCCCTCGGCGCTGTCGACCTCGCCGACTAGGTTCAGCAGCGAGTTTCGCACCTGCTGCGTCGCCCGCCCGACGGTGAGCGGCATCTGGTCGAACTCGGCTTGCACCTTCTCCGAGGCCGCCAGCATCGCCTGCGCAAACTGCTCGCTGCTGATCTTGCCGTCGTTGACCAGCGTGCGGACCTTGCCGAAGCTGACGCCGAAGTGATCGGCCAGCGCCTGCACGATGCGCGGGCTCGAGTCGATGATCGAGTTGAATTCCTCGGCGCGCAGCGTGCCGCCGGCCATCGCCTGGCCCAGCTGGCGCAGGCCGCCGGCCGCTTCCTGCGCCGAAGCCCCCGAGACGGTGAACGCTTGGGTGATGGTCTCGGTCATCTGCAGGACTTGGCCCTGCGTCAGGCCCAGTTCCCCGGTCGCCTGCGACAGCTTGGCGTACAGGTCGACGACACTGCCCAGCTCACCCGAGGTCCGTTGGGCGATCTCGAACGTGGCGCGCTGCGCGACGTTGAACTCGTCCTGCGACTTGGTCGCCAGCCGCAAACGCGCCGACATGTTGGCCGATTCGTCGGCGAGTCGGACGTACATGCCCACCGTCTGGGCGAGCGCCGCCGATGCCGCGACTGCAGCGAATGCCTTGTACGCCCCCGTCAGGAGGCCCACCTTGCCCTCAGCGCGGCCCGATGCGCCCGTCAGCTTGTCCAGGTCGCGCGAAGCGCTCTCGGCGCCGCGGCTGTCGACCTTGATGATGAGGCTGGCGGTCTCGGTCATTGCTGCCTCTTGCGGTCAAGGTGGGTGATCACGTCGATCTCCCAGCGGGCGAACTGGCGGCGGGTCAGCCGCGCGCGCGCCTCGAAGGCCGACCAGTCGATGGGGGATGGGAAGCGGGATGCGACGGTCACGCAGTCGCGGAACTCAGATGGCAGCGGTGGCTGGTCGCGGAGCAGTGCCGGCATGGGTGCGCCGGCCTTCACGACGGCCTGCAGGTGTTGCCGCAACGTCGCGCCGTCTGGCTGTCTGGCGCTCAGGGCTCGCTCTGACTCGATCCAGCGGTCGAGCTGGTCGAGCCTTGAGCGAAAAAAGCGCGGCTGTCCGCGGCGAACTTGTCGAGCACCTTGCCGATCTGCGGCGCCGCGCGGAGGAAGGCCGCCACGCTCTCGGCCGTGCATTCCTCGGGGAAGCTCCACGCCGACACCAGCGCCGCCCACAGGCGCAGCTGCGCCTCGCGCTTCACGGCGGCGATCTTGGCCTTGTCGCCCTCCGCGGCCAGCACGGCCTCCTGCACCAGCGCGACCTCGGCATCGTTCGCGTCCTGGAACGCATCCGACCAGACGTGCCGCACCTGGAGCCAGTGCTCGGTCGGCTTGCCGTCCGGCGTGTAGAGGGTCAGGCGCTTGCCTTCGTTCGCGCGGTCGCGCGTGTGGAACAGGGCCTGCGTCATCAAGCGCTCCGGGTGATGGTGACGGTCGTCGCAGCCGTGCCGTCGTAGCCCGCCGAGTAGGTGAACTGGTTGACGATGGCGTCGGGGCCGGGCACCGCGTCGTCGGCCTGGACGAAGCGGACGTTCGGGAAGGTGAAGGTCAGCGTGCTGGTGCCATCGCTGAACGTCTGGCTGATGCTGGTCGCCGTCTCGTTGAGGAACTTGGCGTACAGGCCGCCGGACTCGCGGTAGGCCGACAGCGTGCCGGTGGCGGTGAACACGCCGTTCTGCACGTCGTAGGCGGCGCGGCTGCCCAGCGCGAAGATGGCCGCCATGCCGTTGGACAGGGTGAAGTTGTGCGAGGTGGCGTAGGCCAGCGCCGTGCCACCTTCGGTGATCGAGCCCACGCTGGTGACGATCGGCTCGCTGGTCGTGGCCGCGGCGAAGACGGCGTCGACGGGCACGGCATACGGCTCGGCGTCGGTGCCGATGACGCCGAAGGTTGCAATCACGTTGGCGTCGATCTCGGCGGACACCGCCAGGGTGTTGAGCCGGCAGCCACGGTAGATCACGTCCTCGCCGGTGTCGGTGTGGCGCTTGAGGATCGAGAAGGTGCGGACCACCGAGCCGACCTTGAGGACGTTGCTCGTCCACAGCGTCTGCTGCAGCAGCATGGCGAGGAAGTCGTCGAAGCTGCCGTCGGACAGCTCGCTGACGATCTCGCCCTGCGTCGAGTAGGTACACTGCTTGGCCGGCGGCCGCTGGCGCAGCGGGTTGATCTCGTTCGACTCCACCTGCGCGACGTTGCGCGTCAGGCTCGAGGTGTTGAAGCGGATCGGCTTGAACGACGGGGCGGTGCCGGGGATTTCGCCGGCGACTTCCTCGATGTAGTAGTAGCGGACGGCGGAACCAGCTGCGGCCATGGCTTAAACCTCGGGTCGGGTGGTGAACGCCGAGTAGGTGACGGACACGCTCACGCGCTGCCACCCATCGACACGGCGGATCGGGGACCGGGAGGCGCTGCGCACGCGCACCACCTGGCCGGAGTAGGAGAAGGAGCGGCCGGCGACGAAGTGCGCGCGGATGCGGTCGGCGTGGCCCAGCAGTACGGCGCGCGGGTTGCCGCCGGACTCGGGGACGGACACGTCGATCTGGTACACGCCGACGTGTTCGTCCTGACCGCCCACGCCCAGCGAGGACACGGCAGCGCCGGCGGGCAGGTTCGTCAGCTGCGCCCAGGGCCCGGTCGCCGGCGGCGAGAAGCCGAAGCCCTCGGCGGCAATGCGGCCGGTGAATGCCGGGCCGAGCGCCGCCACCGCCGCGACTTCGAGAGCGCGGTCGATGGAAGCTTCGGACATGGGTCAGACCTTGTGCTTGCGCGCTTCGGCGGCGACGATGTGCTGCACGCGCGCAAGGGAGACGCGCACCATGCCGGCCGGCGCCTTGGTGTGGCTCCAGCCGTCGTACTCGATGCGGTTGGCGTATGGCAGGTTGTTCGCCATGTAGGTCACGCTCCCCCATCCGCCAATGCCGCCAGCCATGCGCGTTTTGGTGGTGCCGCCGTCTTTGTCGGTGACGGTCAGCGTCCCCGACACGGGCGTGCCGATGCTGACCTGCCAATTGCCCTTGAGGCGGCCTTCGTCAACCGGCGTCCGGTCGATCACCTCGGAGAACAGCGCGAACGTCACCGCGCGCACGGTCTGGTCCACTGCCTTCTCCGACTTCACGGCGAAGGAGCGGACCTGACTGGCGAAGCTCATTTCGTCGCGTGCGCCTTGTAGAGGACAGTTGTGCCGGCGGGCGCCAGCGGGGTGACGTTTTCCAGCTGCCAGACCGTGCCGCTGGCCTCGGTCAGCCTGGTGGCTGCATCGGGCGCCCACTGGACGTTCGGCGCGATGAGCGCGCGGCGGTCGCCGGCGTTGACCGTGCCTTCCAGGTAGTCGCCGTCCTTGTAGGGCAGCACCACGGCGCGGACGGCTTGCGTCTGCGTCACGTCCGGCGTGGTCACGCCCGTCACCGGGTCATAGCCGCCGGCGACAGTGCGGGTCAGCGTGACCGTCTGGCCGAACTCGTTGAGCAGCTCGACTGCATCGGCGGCGCTGGCGGCGTAGTCGAAGGTCATGTCAGGCGCGGATAGCCGGCACGAACAGCCCGCGACGCGCCAGGTAATCGGCAAACTGCACCGCGCTCGGCCTCTCGGGCGCCGCGCGCATCAGCTTGCCGGTGTTCTTGACCTGGGCATACTCGACTTCGAGCACGTCCACCTTCTTGCGCACCACCGCACCAGTGCGCGACTCCGGCGGCGATAGGTCGTCGGCGTGGATCTCCACCGCCAGCGCCATCTGGCCGTACTTGATGCCGGCCGGGATCTCGTCGTCTGGCAGAACTTCTCCGTCAACGCACGCGCCGGTGCGCGGCCATGCCAGAGCCTGCGCCCGGCCGTGGGCGCGATCGCCCTTCCAGCGCAGCGCATTCATGGCCTCGGCGGCCCGGCGCAACAGCACTTCCTGCGCGGTCGTGTCCGGCGGCACCGTCCACC